CTCGCTCATGGTTCAATTCTTTCGTCCTCGGTTGGTTCACCAACCTCTCCCGCCTCGCCTTGGCGATTGCCGCAGAACAAGGCGTTAAATCTGTATTCGTTTCACTCATCTGATTAACTTTCTTCGTGCGGCCTAGAAATTCGATAGAGTTCAAGGGCGCTATCCACTTCTCCCGCAAGTTTCTGCATTGAACGCATCATGTCTTGATCTGGTTTTTCCCTATTTGCTGCGGCCATGTGGACGCGATCAAGGAACCGCACAAGCTGTCCCACAGTAATATCGTCCGCTAAATGGGCCGAACAAGACAAAGCACGCAACCCCTCCGGTTCAGGGCATGAGTGGCCGTCCACCAGCTCCGCGCTAGTTAGCGGTTCGTTGCAAAATTTACAGTTCATCGGGGTGGGTGTTCTTGGGCGTTCTCGGTTGGTGGTTCGTCTAAGCGTTCCTGCATTAATCTCTGCGCCATCTCAAAGCCCTGCGCGAACGCGACCCTTATGGCCTCGCTTTGAGCGCGTTGCTTAAGCAAGCAATCGCTTGGGTAATACATTTCTTGGAACTCCAAGGCTTTTCTTTGTGCTTCAAATTGGTTTTTCGTATTCATGATAAAAATTGCGAACAAGTCGGAGTAGCCAATGGTTTCATTTCCTCGCTCATGGTTCAATTCTTTCGTCCTCGGTTGGTTCACCAACCTCTCCCGCCTCGCCTTGGCGATTGCCGCAGAACAAGGCGTTAAATCTGTATTCGTTTCACTCATCTGATTAACTTTCTTCGTCCTCGGTTGGTTCACCAACCTCTCCCGCCTCGCCTTGGCGATTGCCGCAGAACAAGGCGTTAAATCTGTATTCGTTTCACTCATCTGATTAACTTTCTTTCGTTCTCGGTTGGTGGAAGTGGCGGGAATTGAACCCGCATCCATTACTTGCGTAATGTCGAATCCATACACTCCCCTTGTTACTGTTCGTTACTATACTCGATTTCCAAAAGCATCCGAAGGTAGTGAATAGCCTTCTTGATGTCCTCTGCCCCGTTCTTGTTTCGGTGACGGCAAACATACTTGATGGCATTGCCCTCGCAGAAGTTTAACTGGTTTCCTTGGATGAACTCAATGGGCTGGATCGTGAAGTCCTTGTAGTGACCCCCGCCGACTTGTTGCTCTAGTGGTTGTGCTTTCATGAGAAAATAGCGTCGTATTCGTCCCCGGTCAGGTCACGCTGCCAGCCCTCAAGCTGTTCGCAAAACTTGACCACCGACTCGGTTACCTTGTCTGTAAACTCATCCCGCTCGACCACCTCGTAGAAGTTGTCAATATGTTCTGAGTCTGCATACGCCACGAACACGCACTTATCCGCGCCAGTGACGGCCATGTGGGCATGGCATTGAACGATGTGATCCTTCGGAACCCCACCAGCCATTCGCCACTTAATGAACGTGTGCAGGGCAGGTGACTTGATCTCGACCGGGTTGCCTTGTGCGGTAAACCCATCAGGCGATGCCCCGTATTTGCCGCTCTCATGCAGACAGAAGCCAGAGGTGCGAACTTTAACCCCCGTGCGGAGTTGCAGCCAACGCCTAGCCTCGTCCTCCATGTAATGCCCTCGGTGAGTGTCATCATTGCCCTCAAAGCTGGGTTGCCACCCTAGCTTTGCAGCGATTAACTCAGCGATGTAGCTGTCCTTGCCTTGGCTCTCAGAGTATTTGCCTGTGGCGGTGATGAACCGCTTGAACTCGCTGGCAGTAGGGATTCCCCTACGTTCTGCGAACCACTCAGGACTTCCCTGTTCGTTACTTGATTCGGTGTAAATCATTTCTTTGTCTTGGTTTTGTTTTTCTTCCCGAATATCCGCTCGTAGTTCTCGCCATATTTGGCTTGATCCACGGGTCTTTTGGAATCTCCCTTACCTGCCATTACAGCTTTGCGTTGATTGCTTTCTTCGCAGTGGCGAACTTGTTGGCTGGCAAATCCTCCAAGGTTTCAACACTAGCCCAATCCAGTAGGTCAGTCAGCACCTTGTCCTGCCCGTCAACTTGGACGAGCATACTACTCAACTCAGTCATTTGCTTCGCGGTGATTGTCTCGCCACAGCTAGATGCGTCATCGTCCTCGCCAGTTACGATACCGAGAGCAGCGCACAAGGCGTAGCGTTTGCCGTATGTCTCAGCAGATCCGGCTTGCTGGGCAGCGTTCTGGCCACGGATGATGTCGGGCATGGGAACGTCACGCTTCAAGGTGACAGAGTGGCCATCACGATGGGCAAGTTCACCTGCGATTGAGCAGACCTTGTTCTTAATGTCAATGCTAGTTTCGTGCCATGTGACGGACAAGCCTTTCTCAGTGAGCAGCGGTCTGACAGTTCGCCAGATGCGGTCGAGGGCGGCATACTTCTTGCCGTGTGCATCGTCAGCTTTCTCCACGATGGGAGCCTCACGCTGGAAATCAGCTAGTGCGTGGTTGTATGCTTTCTTGGCTTCGTCAGCTTCCCACTCGCGGCGGGCGGCTAGTAGGGCTTGCAGGTCTTCGCCTGTCATGCCTTTCTCAACTGCCATTTGGATCATGGCGTTGGCTTGTGTCTGTGTTGCTAGTTCGTTCATGGTGTTTGTGTTTTAGTGTCCCGTTGTGCCGGGTGCAATAGTAAAGTTTAATTATTTTATTTAATGTTGTTGCAAAATTAAATGCCACACATTCCCTCACATTCGGCTTGGAAGTCCCAAGTCATTTGCCCTTTGTCCTCGTCGTTGTCGAAATCAATCTCGTCAAGTGGTTTGCAAGAACGATGCAAATAAACCTCCATATCCATTGTTTCGTTGTGATTTTTGTGAGCCAATCTTAACTTTTTGTCGAAATCAATAGCCTTTGTAAAGTGTTCTGGGTCCTCATCCCTTAAACGCCTCCACTCAGTGTCACTGTGGAACGGACAATAATAACATGCAGAACGTGGCGGCTCTGGGAAACCATTTGCTTTCATCCATGAAATGCAAGCTGCCCTTGAAATCCTTTTTTCGACGAGCGGCCACCTATGCTGAGTCCACTTTACTTTGGGATGCTTCATTCGCTGAATTTCGTCCAAGCTAATTCCTATCCATTGAGTTACAGTAACTTTTTTTTGACCACGGACAATGCCGCAAATATTTTTTATTTTTTTGATTATTGGCGCAATCTTGTAATCAGCGGTGCATTTTCGCCCAAGCGCAGCCCTTACCTCTCCGTTTGGCATTTGCCCGAATATTGGAATTGAGTTTTTGAGATATTTTTTGCCCGACCGCTTAGAGATTCTTGGCAAAAGCTCGCTTTCGGTTAAGTCACCATTTGTCACACGATACACAGGAAATGGCAGTTCGCCCTCCAACCAATCCAGCCAATCATACACCGACTGAGGCTCTGCCTGCGTGTCAGCAAACACCGCAAAGTCCGGCATTGGCTTGATCTCCCCTTTAGCAGCCATGAGGGCAAGCGCGGATGACTGAACACCCGCGCCGAGGTTTAATACGTTCCATTTAGTTTTAATTTCTGGCTCAAACATCTTTCTCGATGATAGGGTTTTTCTTCGCCCACGCTTCGCAGGACGGATAAAGTTTTGAGAATACTTTCTCTAGTGCCGTGGCAGCTTCAGCTTCGCATTCAAAGCACCAAACATTGTATTCACAAGGCTCGGCTGTTTCATCGCGCTCTAGCTCATCATCAAACTCCCACCAAATATCGTGAGCGTAATCAGTATCTCCATACCAAGAATTAATATAATACTTTCCGCTATCTTGGCATAATTCAACCGATGCTTGCCAATGATGCCCGCAGGATGACAGTTGTTTTGTTTTCATTTTTTTTGTTTGTGTGGTTATTAGTTCGTTCATGGTGTTTGTGTTTTAGTGTCTCTTGGTTTCAAGTGCAATAGTAAAGTTTAATTATTTTTAGCTTCCTGCAAAATCTCGGCCACGGTTGAAACCACGAAGCCTCCCTCTGCAATTTGTTGTTCTAGTTGTTTGTGACTCCTGCAAACCACTGAAATGGCGCAGTTAAAAAATCGACTGAG